TCAGGTGTGATGACTGAGGAAGTTGTGCTCGGGGCACTCGGTGGCAGCATTGGACTTGTGTCGCTGTCGGCTTGTTATGAGGGAGAATCGCACGTCGCTCTATACTTTCAGAAAGATCAGACGGACGAGGAAATCATTCTGTCAACACACGGTGACAAGACGATCAACCTTCAGCGCGAATGGTCTGGCGAGGAATACGCAGGAAAGAAAATCACAATCGAACTGAGTAATAACAGTTCACAGCAGAGACTCTTGAGCGCATCTGTCGAGGTTCTACACTACGAACCATAAAGAGGGAGCGTCCTATGTTTGAATTCTGGGAAGCTGCGGCGGCAAGTTTCGTGTTCGCTTGTATCTGGGTTTTCTTTGATTCATTCAGGACGAAGAAATGAAGAAACACGTTAAGGCAGGTGCTTTCTACAGGTCAAATAAGCAGGACGTGGACGAGATCACAGAGCAGTTCTATGCGTACTACCGGCACAAGCTCTATGATCAGGTTGTGAAGGCTCGGACAGAGGTGACTCTTCAGGTTCGTGCGGCGTATGGTAACACGGACGACTGGCACTATGCTGAGATGCACGCAAGCGGCAGGGCGCACCAAATGTTCTCGGCGATCAAGCGCGTCATTATTCAGCTCTCACATGGCTGTACGAACACCATGGGCATGCTGATCAAGCGATCATATCTCATGAGCTATCTGGGTGAGATCTACGCATACGAGAAGCTTGGCAGAAGACCAACCGGGATGCTCACGCGTGAGTCAATCGATAGAGCGGTGAATGATGACCTGTTCAACTCGAACTATAAGGATCGAATGGCGCATATCTGCTCAAATCTCTACAGAGAACTAGAGCGCACGCTTGAACAGTCAATGCTTGGTGACGAGTTCATGGGTCAGGCTCTTAACCGTGTTGATTCAGCGTTCGGCAAGATAGAGAGAATCGTTCAGAGCCGGGAAGCCGCAAAGACGCAAGCGCGCCCAGCGTATGAGACTGCAATCCTTGATCAGGATGACGTTGACGAGATGGTCGAGGAATTGCGTACGGTCAAGGGCTGGAACACGCGAGAGCCTAGAGTGTGGACTGCAACCGGCAAGCGTGGCTATGAGTTCGAGCGTGACATGAGAACGGAGCTTGTCAGGTCAGTCAGGTCTGGCCGCATTGACGCCGCCGAGTACGTCGGCTATTCTATCAAAGACTATATATGGAATGCCGTCGTTGACTCGAAGACAGACGAATGCTGTTTGAAGCGAGATGGTTTGACAATGACAGAGATAAAGGCAAAATTCCATGACGACACCGCGCCGCCTCTGCATTTCAACTGCCGGTGTGACCTGATTCCAAAGGACGAATTTCTTGACGACATATGGACAGGCCTCGGAGAACCGATCGAGGCAGAGGGGTTTGAAACATGGCTGAAAAAACTGGGATGAAAAAACACAGAGCCGTTACGGTAAACCGTGAGGCCGAGAAATATGATCCAGACTCGACGCCATACGTTATCAAGAACGAGCGGGATCGTGTCTCGCCTGTTTCACGTTTCATCGAAGCGGTTCAGAAAAACCCCGGCGAGTTTCGTGTTGTCGCCAAGATGCTCGAAGTAAAGAAGACAAAAGAAGGCATCAAGCATAGAGAGAAAAACGCATTCACAACCAAGTCATTCATGCACTCTATCTCAGAGGCAAACGAGAAGACAAAAGAGCGCGTTAACAAGCTCAAGGAACAGGGCTTTGACTACGGCGACGCCGATACGCCAAGCTCTGCGGCTTTCAACCAAGTGGGCAAGGACTTCATTCAGATCTTGGGTGGGCCGTTCTCGAAGCAGCTTTACATGTATGACTATCTCTATATGCACGCCTATTGCTGGTATCTGAAGAATCATAACCCAGTGGCGAAGCACATCGTCGCACTGATAAGTGATTTCGTCATGGGTGCAGGGTTCCGCGTGGCGTTCGATGACGAGTCAATGCAGGACGCATGGAAAGAGTATGAGGAACTTTCACGCATTCAAGAGCGAGCCGCGCTCTGGTGCGATGAGCTTACAACATACGGCGAGCTAATGCTGCGCCGATACGTACAGAAGGGCTTGCCAGTTTACAAAAGCTATGATCCGTCAACCGTTTGGGAGATCGTCACGAACCCACTCGACATTGATGAAGTATTCTACTATCACGCCCAGTTTCCGACGCAGTACCAAATGTTTACAGACGGAAAAATCCCTACTGGTGAATACGTGATCGAGCACATCAAGCCAGAGGAAATGCTGCACTACAAGATAAACGCCGTATCGAACGAGAAGCGCGGACGCTCTGATCTGTTCCCGATCATCGGGTATCTGAAACGCCTCGATGACTATACTCAGTTTCGTGTTGTGAAGGCACGTAAAGAAGCCGCCTATTGTTATGACGTGAAGGTAGACGGTGACAGCCGTGACGTAAACGCCTATATCGATTCAACGAGTGGGCCGGAGCCAGAACCCGGGTCAGATTTCGTGCATAACGGAGCCGTCGAGCGAAACGTAGTCGAGTCTTCTGCGTCTGGAAGCAGTGCAGACAAGACATGGGAGCAGCTAGTTAGCATGTGCGCGATTGGTGTTGGAATCCCTGTAACTTATTTCGGCACTATGGGTGATAACTCAGTCACTACGCGCGCGGGCGCGGTTCTCGCCAACGAACCCGTGATGAAGAAATTCCAGCGCCGTCAGGAGCTGTTCAAAGCTATCATCATGCGGATCGTCAAGGACTGGTTAGAAAGCACCGGAAAATCCGGCAACACGTTCAGGGTTATATTCCCAGAGGTTTTAGGGGATGACCGATCGACGAAAATAAAAGACCTTGTGCTGGCAAAAACAAACGGTGTCATGACCGATAAGATGTTCTGCGAACACGTCGCCGAAGAGATGCACATCGAAAATTATGACTATGCAGAAGTGAAGAAAGAACGCGACGAGGCCGAAGAGAAGATGCAACAGGATTTCATGTCTGGCAACTCCCCCTTGTCCGCTCCCGGCGTCGGTGATACCATGAAACCAGACAGTGCAAACCGTTCACAGATTAAGAAGGATTTAAAGCAATGATTGAGGTTGGATCACAGCAGGTAAGTAAAGAAACACAGAAATCACTTAACCGTGACGCTTATCTGTCAATGATGAAGCGTCGGATGCGTGAGATCGAGAACCCACTAAACTACATGGACAATGCGAAAACCAAGCAGGGTCTATGGCACCAGCGGCGCATGTTTGAGATCATGGGTCATCGGTTTCGGTCCGTAACTGAGGTCGAACGTTTCTGCATCAATGAGGGGATCAACCCGCTGAATATCAAACCGAAGCCCGTGTGGATACCACAAGGCGGCGGCGATGCTGATGTGATTTGGAAAATAGAGGTCATGCGATGAAAAAAATACAGAAAGAAGCCGTTGCATTTACCGCCTCAATCTCTGAATCCAATATTCAGATGGTCAAGCGCGAGGCGCAAGCGGTCATCCTTGAGGAAGGGCTTGGCAATTTCGGTGATGTAAACTACTACTCGAAACAGGCTATTGTGAACGCGGCCCCTCTGTTCGAAGGTGTGAAAATCTACGCCGATCACCCGACATCATCCGAGGAAGAAACACGCCCGGAGCGAAGTGTCAGGGACGTGGTTGGCTTCTGGCGTAACGTGCATGTGCAGAACGATCAAGACGGTCGCACCCGCCTATTCGGAACGGCTCACATCCTTGAGGGTGCTGAATACGAATGGGCGTGGGACATGGTGCGCGAGGCAGTGATGTACAAGAAGGCTTACCCGGACAAGAACCTGTTCGGCGTGTCTATCCGAGGTGACGGAGAGACATACGAGGCCAGCATAAAGGACTTGATCGAGGACGCAGGTACTCCCGTGTCATGCAAGGACAAGCTCATGGCAGCATCTGGAATGGGAAAAGAATCATGCAATGTGGTAAATTCGATCACGCCAGTATCGGCTGACATCGTGACCGAGGCCGGGGCTGGTGGAAAGTTTTTGACTTTAATCGAGAGTATTCGTGGCTCGAATAATCTTAACGAAAAGGGGACTGTAATGAAAAACGCATTGAAGAAAACCAAGGAATACATGCTTGGTGGGAAGCATGGCGAGGCCATGACTCTCGTTGATGAGATGCTTGAAAAGTGCGGCGAGGGCGAGCTTGTGATTCAGCACAAGGGTGACGCTGAGGAAGCAGCAAAGAAAGCCAAGGAAGAAGAAGAAGCCCAAAAAACAAAAGAGGCTGAAGAAGCCGCGAAAAAAGCGAAAGACGACGAAGAAGAAAAGAAAGCCAAGGAAGCCGCCGATGCTGAGAAAAAGGCAAAGGACGAAAAAGACGAGGAAGAAAAAAAGAAGCAAAAGGAATCTGCAGCCCGTGTTCTTGAGCTTGAAACCGAGAACGCTGCGTTGAAGTCCCTGCTCAAAGAACGCGAGAGCGTCGATCAGCGCAAGGCCATTCTTGAGGAAGCCGGACTTTCCGATCACTCAACTGAACTAAACCCCATCCTGTCCCGTTGCGAGAACGTGGACGAGATGAAAAAGCTCTGCGAGAGCTTCAAAAAAACCGCTGGTCAGTTTGCGACCAATCCTGAAAAGGGCGGTTTCGCTGGTGGAGCCAGTGACAACTCCGCAAAAAGCAATGATGATCTCATGATTGCAAAGATGCGGAAAACCAACTAAACTGAATCCAT